AAGATCACTAGAGGCTTTATATAGAGCTGTAGTAGAAGGTAGTGCTGCTGCTTCTAAAGTTTTATTTTTAGTAAGACCAAATGGTACTACAAGAATTAAAACGTTATCTGAAAGTCCAAACGGTGCGATTAGAGAAGGAGATGCTAATGACGTAACTACTCTACAGATGAATAAATCTGCTGATTTCTCAATTACTTTTCAAACAATTAGAACTATAGAAGAAAGATTAACTTATTCATTTATGTTAATGAATAGTGTTCAAAGACAGGCTGACAGAGTTACAGCTACAGAAATAAGATTATTAGCTGACGCATTGAATGATAGTGTTTCTGGTTTATATTCTTTATTGTCTCAGGAATTACAATTACCTTTAATTTCCCGTTTGATGTATCAAATGGAAAGAAATAAAAGATTACCTACACTACCTAAAAATAGTATTAAAGTAAAAATAGTTACTGGACTAGAAGCACTAGGTCGTTCTTCTGATTTACAAAGATTAAATACTTTTATCCAACAATTAACTCCATTTGCACAAGAATTATTTAAGTATGTTAATTTTGATGAATATGTTAAACGAGTTGGTACATCATTAGGTATTGATATGGAAGGATTAATTAAATCACCAGATCAATTACAAATGGAAGAACAAATTGCACAACAACAAGCTATGATGCAACAGGCAACACCAGTAGTCGCTAAAGAAGGTGCTGGAATTGTTAGGGATAGTTTTAAAGCTAGGGGAGAACAACAACAACTAGAACAACAACAACAAGGACAATAACACATATGGGCGAAACAACTACAGTAAACATAACTCCTACAGCTAACGTTGAAACACAAGAGTACAGAGATAGTATGGTTCAGAAAATTGACCAAGCTAACGCTGCTCCTCAACCAACTTTACAACCAACAACAACTACGGAAGAAGTTAAACAAGAAAAAATACTTGGTAAATTTAATTCACAAGAAGATTTAATTAAATCTTATCAAGAATTAGAAAAGAAACTTTCTTCTAATACTTCTAGTACAAAAACAGAAAATAAAAATCCTTTACAAGCACAAGCTAAAACAGAACAACCATCAGCTATTAGTTCTGTATTTCAAGCTGCTGAGCAAGAATTTAATGAAACAGGTCAAATAAGTGATAATACCTTGTCTTCACTAGAAAAATCTGGTCTTCCTAAACAATATGTAGATAATTATTTAAAAGGATTAGAAGCTCTTGGAGAACAATTCCAAAATAAAGCGTACTCAATTACTAAAGGTGAAGAACAATACAAAGCCATGACCGATTGGGTTGCTAATAATTTAACTGAAGAAGAAGTTGAAACATTTAATAGAGGAGTTGCAAGTGATGACTCTACTGCTTTATTTACTATTAAAGGAATGTATGCTAGGTATAATACAGAAAGCAAAGAGCCTAAAATAAATTTAGGTCAATCATCTTCTTCAAATTCAACTGGAGAAAGATACGAAAGTGTGTCTCAATTAAAAGAAGATATGAAAAATCCTCTTTATCAAAAAGACCCAGCTTTCAGACAAAAAGTTGAATTAAAATTATCTAGATCAAATATTTTATAGAAATTCTTTCGGGTTAATTAGTTAGACCCGACTGATGTTAACGCTTAATAAAGTCTTAACCGTCCCGAGGGACGACAATTTTGTTACCTAAATAAGCTGTTTTTAAACTTAACTAAGCAACTTAACTTATAAGAAAGGGATATATAATGTCAAATTATACTCCTTCGTACATAGGTCAGGCTGCTGGTGCTGGTGATCAAAATGCTCTATTCCTGAAATTGTTTTCAGGCGAGACTTTGACTGCCTTCGAAACAGCAAATACTGCCCTAGATAGAACTATGGTTCGTACTATAGCTAACGGTAAAAGTGCAACGTTTCCAGTATTTGGAAAAGCGTCTGCTGCTTACCACGCTGCTGGTACTGAACTAACTGGTTCATCAATAACTGGTAATGAAAGAATTATATCAATTCAAGATTTACTAGTATCTCACGTGTTTATTGCTTCTATTGAAGAAGCTAAATCATCTTGGGAAGTTAGAAGTATCTATGCAAAAGAAATAGGTATTGCTCTAGCTAATCAAATGGATAAACACATTTATCAAATGTTAGTGAAAAACGCTAGAGAGTCTGCCGTAGCTCCACAAGCTGCTGGACAAACTATTACTGACGCTGACTTTAACACAAACGGTGCTTCTGCTGCTGCATCAATTTATGCTGCTGCAAGATACTTAGATGAAGCTAACGTTCCAGCTGAAGACAGATATGCTGCTGTATCGCCACAAGCGTACTACAGTATGGTTTCTGATACTTCTGCTGCTGTAATCAATAGAGATTTCGGTGGTTCTGGAAGTTATGCAGATGGTAAAGTATTAAAGATTGCTGGAATTGAAATTGTTAAAACTAACAATTTACCAGCTTCTAATATTACATCTGGCGTTGGTGTTGGTTCTGTAGTTGGTTCTGGCGGTGGTTTAGGAGGAAACTTCTCTACTACTGTTGGTTGCGTATGGCACAAAAGTGCTGTAGGTACAGTTAAATTACTAGACCTATCAACAGAGATGGAATACTCTGCAAGACATCAAGGAACATTACTTGTTGCTAAATATGCAGCAGGACATGGTGTTCTAAGACCAGAAGCGTCTTTAGAAATTAAGACAGCTTAATTACCTTGTAATGTAAATTAAGATTGGGGGAATGAAAGTTCCCCCTCTTAATACAAAATTAAAATTATTTATTTATGCCTTTAACAGTAACATCAAAACTAGAAGCAGTTAATACTATGCTTACTAGTATCGGAGAAATTCCAGTATCTAGTATAACATCTGCTACTACTAATGATGTGTCTATTGCAATACAAATTTTAGATCACGTTTCTAGAGAGGTACAGTCACGTGGTTGGTTTTTTAATACAGATATTAATTATTCTTTAGTACCTACTAATAATAACGAAATTGTTTTACCAGCTAACGCACTAAGAGTGGAATTAGCTGAATCTTCTAGATTACATAATTATGTAGAACGTAATAGAAAATTGTACGACAGAGTTAACAATACATATACTATAACAAATACAGTAAAAGTTAATATTGTATTTTTATTAGATTTTGAAGAATTACCAGAAGTAGCTAGACATTATATAATGATAAGATCTTCTAGAATTTTTCAAGATAGAATGTTAGTATCTAGTGAATTACATAAATTTCATGAAGTTGATGAATTACAAGCCTATATGAATTTAAAAGAAACAGAAGGCGATATAGGTCGTCATAATATTCTTACAGGTAATTATGATGTCTATAGAGTATTAGATAGAGGAAATTACCAACCAGACAAATCTTCAATCGTTAATGAATAATGGCATCAAGATTAATTTCAACAAGTATTCCCAATTTGTTAAATGGGGTATCTCAACAGCCAGATACAATAAGATTACCTAATCAAGCAGAAGTTCAGGAAAACGGTTTATCAGATGTTGTATATGGTCTTGGTAAACGACCACCAACTATACACGTAGCAAAATTAAATTCAGATACTTTTGAAAATAGTAAAGTACATTTTATAAATAGAGATAGCACAGAAAGATACACAGTATTAATCAATAATGGTTCTATAAAAGTTTATGATTTAAATGGAGTTCAAAAAACAGTAGTAGCACCTTCATTAACTTATCTAACAACTACTAATCCATTAGAAGACATAAATTTAGTAACTGTCGCTGATTATACATTTATAGTTAATAAAACTATTACCGTTGCAAAATCTGGGACAGCATCAGCTGTTAGACCAGCAGAAGCAATTTTTTACGTTAAGAATGGTCAGTATTTAACTACTTACAAAATTGATATTGATGGTGTTAATAGAGCTAGTTATACAACTTTAGATAATGGTAATGCAAACCACGCTTCAAGTATTACTACCGATAATATAGCAACTGAATTATATAATGATTTAGTAACTTCATTTCCAACTGGTTATACAATAGTTAGAGATGGTTCAATTATTTATTTTTCAAAAAATACAGGAACATTTACTGCTTCAGTATCAGATGGTTTAGGTGGAGATGGTTTAATTTTAGTAAAAGATAAAATAAAAAGTTTTTCTGACTTACCATATAAAGGTTATACTAATTTTGAAGTAGAAGTAGTTGGAGACCAAGGAACAGAGTTTGACAATTACTATGTTAAATGGGACGGGTCTGCTTGGGTTGAAACTGTTAAATCTGGTTTAGATAATAATTTTAATACAGCGACATTACCACATTTATTAATTAGAACTGCTGATGGTAATTTTAGATTTACC